ACCCACTTCGTCGGCATCGCGATCTTGTCTATGACAGATCCATTAAATTTAGAAACGGCACAGAGACCCCCATCTAGTCCGTTATCAATTCCGATTATCAAAACAAATTCAAAGTAATTATTAACCCGTTCCCTTCTGCTGGAGCATAGACAAATACATTTTTTGGTAAGGCTTGTAAAAAGAAAACTTCTTTAGCATTTGATGGGTTGACTCGGTAGAATGCCCCTTCAAGTTGTTTTATTGTAAAGTAAAAATCATTCTTCTGATAATCCTCTTTTCTGATGATTACTTTGGGATCACTGATAAGCTCTTTATTTCTGAATAGGGTCATCACTTTTCTACGATACTAGTGTCTAAAAAACAGGGCGCACTCGGTCCTAAGTCTGCGTCAATAAGTTGGGTCAAAGCGAACTTAGCATCCTCCTCTGTTAATCCATGCTCTTCTTGCAGTAAAGTGCTTGCAATAGAACTACTATAACAAGCTATGGGAGGTCCAGTCGCTAATTCAACAATCCCAACTAGTGCTGGCTCAAGCTGATGAAAAAATATTACTTCTGCAAAACCCGTCTCTCTGTAATCATCTGAAGTCACAGACCTTTTATGGTATGGATCTTTTTGGGGGTTGTAGTCCCAAGAGAAATTATCGAAGTTATTTATCATTGGATTCAATATCTATTACAGTCCCATTACCCCTATCTGCTTTCTTATTGTTTAGGATAGAAATATCAATCTGCATCCTGCTCGACCCCCCTCCTGTCTTAGAGTTAAGACCTAAGTTTCTTCGGATAAGCTGGTCTAATTCAGAAAGTTCACGGACGTTCTTTGGCCCTTTTAAGTTATTCATGTTGTCCCGAAGAAGTTTGATTCCGGCTGCTGCGATGTAGTGCTGATATTTCTCAGCGGGGCTACTTTGACTTTCAGCGATTTCCATCATTGTCTCATCCTCTTCTAAACGAGCATCGTGCTTCGCCCTAAGAACCGCTTCATCAGTCATGTTTTCCAAGTTCTGTTCAATCTTATCGCCCAACTCATCTACAGGTTTTTCATCTGTCTCGATGTCTTCGGTCTTAACAGTCATATCCAACCCGTTGTTTCTGGCTGGAATTCCTTTCTTTTTGAACCACCTTCTAACCGTCCCTGCATGAACTCCCAACTCTTTAGCGATGGAACTTGTTTTCCAGTCTAAATTGTAGAGTTGAACGGCACGGTCTTGAATGTCTTGTTTGGAATTGATACCCATTTTTTTCTGTTCTATTGTTTTTAATAATTATGGCTTTAAAAGAAGAAAGGAGCAAGCAGTTACTCGAACCGAGAATTGACCCACAGACAAAGAAAATGGATGTTGGTGGTTTCCAACTACCTCCCACTAGTCTGATAACCGCACTCCTCTATGGATTCGCTAACCATGAATCTGTCGTTGCTAAGGAATATTACTTTTGGCGGATCTGCGATGAGTTGTGGAATCACGATGACTTGCCTGACAAACTGTGCGTTCGCCATCCTTGGGCGGAGATGATGATCAAAGCAGCACTCGAAAACAAATACCTCGCAATCGGGGGGAGTGCTTCGTCAGGAAAATCTCATATTATGGCTGCTTGGGGAATCGTAAATTGGTTATCCCAACCCCAAGACACGCTTGTTCTTATGACTTCCACCACGCTTCGTGAAGCTCGAAAACGAATCTGGGGTAGTGTGATGTCTCTCCTAACCGTGATTGAGGGCGCACCAATCAAGATACGCGATTCAATTGGAAGTGCATCTTACGTTAATGAGAAAGGAACACTCATTGAGAGGGCGGGGTTGTCTTTGATCTCAGCGGAGAAGAGTAAAACTAAAGAAGCTGTTGGCAAATTCATTGGTTTAAAACAAGCGAGGGTGATCCTTATCGGAGACGAATTATCAGAATTGTCAGAAGCTATTTTGAACGCTGGTCTCACAAACCTGTCCAAAAACCCCTCATTCCAGATGATCGGGATGAGTAACCCCAACTCAAGATTTGATGCGTTTGGAATATGGTCCACTCCAAAAGACGGTTGGGATAGTGTCGATACAAATACTGCCGACGAATGGGAAACAAAATGGCATGGCAAATACATTCGACTAGATGGCGAGAGATCACCAAACATTATAGCTGGAGAAGTTATATATCCGTGGCTCCCCACCCAAGAAAAACTTGACGAAGATAAGGCGCTATTGGGGGTTGAGAGTCGGGGGTATATGCGAATGGTTCGGGCAGTATTTTTTGATAGCGACGAAACCACTGGCATCTACACAGAAAATGAACTGACTTCTAGTGGTGCTTTGAATAAAGTGAACTGGCAGGGAAACACCGTAAATCTAGCGGGTCTGGACCCGAGCTTCACCAATGGGGGGGATCGAACGTGCCTAGCTTTAGCCAAATGTGGGTATGACACTACTGGTCAGTATGTTATAGAGTTTGGGAAAATCATTCATTTAAATGACGATGCCACAAATAAAGCCGTTCCACGAACCTATCAAATCGTTGAGCAGATTCAGAAAGAATGTAAAAAGCACGGTGTTCTGCCAGAGAATCTAAGCGTTGATGCCACGGGTGCTGGAGCGCCTTTCTGTGATGTGCTTGCTGGAGAGTGGTCCAACAAATTTATGAGAATTTCTTTTGGCGGAAAGGCTAGTGATAAGCGTGTTAGCGCAAATAGCTCTAAAGTCGGGGCTGATTTGTATGTCAATCGTGTGTCAGAGCTATGGTTTGTGGGAAAAGAATTGATGCGAACCAAACAAATATTTGGGATTGAATCAGAACTAGCTCAAGAAATGACCTCAAGAAACTACGACATGGTGAAGAGCGGGAGTCTCCGCATGAAGATTGAATCTAAACCGGAGTTCAAAGCTCGCTTCGGAAGGAGTCCAGACCTCGCTGATGCGGCATTCCTTGCTCTCGATTGTGCTAGGCAACGACTTGGTTTAGTGGCGGTAGACCCACCAGACACACCAAATTCTGCAATGCCTCATCGGAGGACTACTATAAAAAACCTAAGGAGTGCTTTGCAGAACAGTGAAACCACCCTCATTGATTGACTTTCTCTTGAAAATACCTTAAATTTAAACTATGTCATTCTTGCAAGATCTTTTAAAGGGCGGAAAAGATGCAGCCGAAAGCATCGGCTCTGGGTTTTCACAAGGCGCTCAAAGATTAATCTCCGCTTTTGATAAGCAAAAGCCTATAAGAAAGAAGGACCGGAAGTTCTTGGATAACTTGGATCGTAGAGTTATTAGATCCCTTTCAAAAGAAGACGAAGACGTAGACGAAGCTGAAACACCTGAGCAAGCTAGGTTGAACCAAAGAATTGGTTTGAGGGATGATATAACAAACGCTTTTAAATTGAGAGATCCTGATGCGCGGGAGGCAGAACTAAGTCGTATTAGAGAAACGGGTATTGATCCTGATGGTGACTTTGGGATTGACGAATCGGCAATGGATCGTGAGATCCTTGAAGAGCGTAGGAATTTTGTTGGGTCGAGGATAGAAAAGATGCAAGCTAATAGAGATGCGAAAAAAGCGAAACAGAAAGCTGATTATGATGACTTCTTTGCTAGGGCTAACAGTCCTAACAGGACGTTGGGTGGTGGGGGTCGCCTTGGGGAAACGAGGAACCTCTACTCTAGGAACGGAAAATTAAGAATAGCGGATCGATTACGTAAAAAAGGATATGGTAGAGCCGCAGAAGCTATTGCATTGGACTACGGTCGTTCAGCAGAAGCTTCAGCTCCCGCAATTATGACACCAGCTCTGCGAGCTAAGATGGATCGGGATGCAGCTACCGCTGCTGAAATACGAAGTATGAACGATGGTTATACACAACGATTAATCCGCTTATCCGACGAAGAACTCCGAGGAGGCGGAGGAGGAAGAAATCGTAACAGGAGAAATCGTAACGGGAGAAATCGTAACGGGAGAAATCGTAACGGGCGAAATCGAGACGTTGTTCAGCAGTTTCGAGGAGGTGCTTTAGCTAGTGATACTAGGCTTGGTTTTGGATCTAATAATAACCGCCGCAACCGCCGCCGATAATGTCTGAATTTAATTTTGAGCGGGACATCGCACCCGAAAGAAACACCTTTGGGTTTACGGCAAGAGAATCTGCATTCGCAAATGCGAAAGCTGATCAACAGATCATGCCCCAACTTGACTTGATGATTAAGTTGCGGGGGCAATTAAGGCAAGAAAGAGCGGCTGATCTTGCATACGAGGCGAGCATTTTTGACTTTAAACAAAGAAAAAGAATGCTTCGTGATGAGCGGGAAGCGGACCAAAGGGCCGAAGATCTTTTGGGTCAAATTCAAATGACTATGGAAGACGATCAGCTTAATCCTTTTGAGCGGCAAGAACAACTAAGTCTTATCCAACTGCAAAACGCCGACACATTTGCTAATAGTAAAGTCGCGCAACAATCTTTACTCGCGGCGGGTAGCTTCATTGGATCTCAGATGCAGCAGAGAAATGAGAAACTATCTCGTAGGATAAGGAGAAAAGACGAGCGAAAAAGGTCTGCGGACACGACAGGATTAGATGCTAATACTATTTTTAGAATGGAGGCGGAAGAACAAGTCGAAGACTTGAGACAATCTTATCTCGATCCAGATTCTGCTGGGGGTACAAACCTCACGGCAAGGGAAAGAGCTAATCTCAGAAACGCTGGTTTTGCGGTAACTAAAAATATTGAGGAACGTAAGAAACTGGAGAAAAAAGAACGAGAGTCTAGGGAATCTCAAATATTTAATAATGAGGTAGCCATTGCGGAGACAACTCTTGAGCAAGTGAAAGATCTTCTTAGACAAGTAGCAGTCGATAAAAAGTTAGCTGAGGACGGTAATGTAGATTTTGAAGCATCATACGGTGGTCTCGTACTTCCGAATGGGGAATCTCTCAAAGTCCCAGATACGGGAACAGATATTGCTGCTGCACTACAAAAACAATTACAAACAATTCGTTCTCGTACCCTACAAGGGATTGGGGCAAAACGTAGGAAGCGAAATAAATTTTTAATGGGCCAAGATCCTAAAGGAACCTCTACAGGAACCTCTACAGGAACCGCTAAAGGAACCCCTACAGGAACCTCTACAGGAACCACTACAGGAACCCCTACAGTAACACCTACAGGAGATCCAGATCCCGAGAAAATTATGGGCGGTTAAATATCACTCTCTAATAAAAACTAATACCTAACATATTGCTTCTGCTATGTCAGACCCAAGCGAACCCAAAACAACAGCGCCATTTAGCCCCACTCCATATAGTGTGTGGGCTACAGAAAACCCCTTTGAAAATGAATTGGAGGGTAGAACTAAACACTTAGATAATCTTCGGCTTGAATATATTGCGGCTGGCAAATATAACGAAGATACTGAGAAAAAATTCCAAGAAAGTTTTGAGAATGTTCTTATTAAGAAGGGTATATTAACACAGTCTAATTACCAACAGGCTCAAGAAGCTATCATTCAGTATTCGGAGGTTCTTCCATCAAATCAAAAAGATGTCCAGTTTGTTGCGGACAACATGGGTGTTGGGATGGAGGCGATGGATTTCGAGGAGGGGGAGCAAGAGAAGATTTTGCGATACGCAAAAGCGGTGGAGACAGGACAAGAACTGCCGGAAGATCTAGATGCTACGGAGGTGCATGAGATAGCTCGTCAAAAGAGGCAGAACTATATTACAGATCTGTATGAAAAGGATGAGTTGTCGGCTGGAGTTTACTTCAACAAAAGTGGTCAGCGTGTCTTTCTTGGTGGAAAGATGGATGAAAGTTTATCGGAAGCGGAGTTATTAAGAGAAGGAAGTAAGTTTGGTGTAGTTCCTAGAGATGTTTTTTCTTTAAGGGAATCAAGAGAAGTTCAAAAAGATAAGAACGGCTTGTTAGCGTATGAGGTTGATATACGAGAAAGAGTGCAAGCCCAAGTTGAAGAGTTTGTAGATTTAAAAGAGGACTTCACAGATCTTAAAGATGAAAAAGTTAGGGCTAGATTTGAGGCACTAGCTACTGCACTGGGTAAAGATAAGTCTTGGGGATGGGCAGATAAGGGTTGGGATTCTACGGGGGAAGTAGTCGTTTCAATGGCTTCTAACATTAGAGAGAGTTGGAACTGGGCTACCGGAGACGATGAAGAAAAAAAATATTCTGAAGACTATCAAAGGTTTGAAGGCTTACGGGAAGAGTTTGAAGATGACGTAGAACAAACTCGACGCGACCTTATTGAGGATCTTGCAAGGAAGACAGGGGCTAGTGTAGATATTCTAGAAGATGTTGTTGATGACATGGTTGTCGAGATAGCTGGGCATGGATCTAAAACCCTCGACTCGACCCTCATCTATGAAGAAGATGATGACGACCTATCTCAAAATGTTGTTCGACGAAAGTATAGGGGGACGTTTATTCAACCCGCTTTGATGCTGCATGAAGAGAAGTTTAGGAGATCGTTGAAGCAAAATGATTTTTCTGACGAGGAGGTAGAGATTGAAAACGCGAAGAGGTTGGCGAGTAACGAGATATTGGCGGATACTCGGAGTGATATCCTAAGAAAAGAATACGATGAACAGTTCGCTACCGCAGAGTTGGAGGGGAGACAAAATGGTCTGACCCAAGCAGAGATTGTTGAAAAATTTGTAGCTGACGAAGATCCCAACTTGGGGTTACAGGGGCTTGGTATGAGTTTTACTCAGGGCTGGTCAACTTTGTATTACGGGGCGGGAGCATTGTTTGGGGCGGAGTATGGTAAACAGGGATTACTACAAAACGCTAAAGCCCAAGCTCATCTAAATCAGATGAGACAAATCTTCGGGCAAGACGCTGGGTTTTTTCAACAAGCATCGGAGCAAGTGTTTCCTATGGCGATAGATGCTATTATTACTCTCGCCGCAGGACTACTCGCCATACCATCAGGGGGAATAACTGTTGGGGCAGCAGCGGGTTACTTCACTTTAAAGCAGGGGGCAACCGCTACAGCAAAAGCTGTACTTAAAAGCACTTTTAATTCGGCGCTAAAGCAACAGGTGCGAGATGTTGCGGGGAGAAGCATAAAAGAAAGCACAGGAGCTGCCTTACGAAGATTACAGGCATCGGGTTCATTTAAAGGTTTATCGAACCGCCAGATGATTGCTGCGTATAAAGGGTATAACAGCAAATTAGCAAAAACTTTGGGCATCACGACTCCTCAGTTTGGAGTCGCTGCTTTGCGGTCAGGTAGTATGACTTATGGTGCAGTTCACAAAGCCGTTGCTGATGATTACACACAACGGTATCAAGTTAATGGAGAGTGGGTAGATGGTTGGAGTGAAGAAAGAGTAAAGGAAGTTGCTCACGACACCGCTTGGGGGTCCATGATTTCCGCTGGAACAACTACTGGACTCATAACCGCGATTGCAGGAAAACTAGGTGGTGGTAAATATGGTGGTCTTGAGAGTGCTGTCCTTACAGGAGTCAGTCTTAGAACAATTAAGAAACAAACCGACAGAATGGTGGGTCGGGTTTCTTCGGATAAAGCGTTTCTCAAATACATGGAGGATGCTGTTTCCTCCACCTTCAAAGAAGCGGGTGTGGGAATAAGTGGTCAAATTCTTAGGGGGGCTGCTGGTGAAGCTGGCGAAGAATTCATCGATGAGTTCGCAAACTCAATTATTCAATCCGCTTGGGCTAGACAAGATTTCTCTTTAGAGGAGACGTTTTTCCAAGCTCTTCAAGGGGCTATGATTGGAGGGCTTATGGGTGGGGCATCCCCCGCTATTGGTGCTGCGGCTAGAGAATTCGGAGGGGATAGAGTTACGGATCTCAATCGGATGGCTGATATTGAGGCTAAAGTTGAGTCTGACTTTAGGCAGAGGTTGGAGGATAATAATGAATTAAAGAGGTTTGAAGATTTAGAAAAAACCGCCCCCCAAACTAATGCGGAGTTTATCAAAAGAACTAGAGCTAAGTATGCTGAAGAGCGTGCGGCTAAAGAAGCCGAAGAATCTGCAGAGAAACCAGAAGGGGATGATTCAGTAGAGCAAACGGAAGAAGAAATAGCAGAAGAAGCTAAGAGAATAGCGGATGATGCCGAAGCTAATGTTACACAAGACGATCAGCAGCGGATAATTAACGAAGAAAATAAAAAGAAAAACGCAAAGGGCAACGCTTCTCCTATCGTCACGACCAGTGATGCAATTACTGATGTCACCGGAACGGACACGAATCCAGACGCTGCGAATGCGGATGTTACCGGAGGTAACCCAGATGTTAAACCCGCACTGACTCCTCAACAGAAGTTTGATTTTTCCATCAAGGATATCGAAGCTAGGGAAAGGAGATACATCGAGGCAATGAAGGTTGTTGAAGAGCTTCCAGAAGCACTTCAAGCTGAACGATTGAAAGAGATTGAGGCTTTAGTTGCTTCGGGAAAGTTGGTCTCCCCAGAAACAGCAAGTGGTCTTGTCAAACAAGCAATTGATGCACGGGAAAAAGCTATCGCTGATGAAGCTAAACCAGCGAAGGTAACGAAGAAAGATTTAGATAAGCTAGAAGCACTCATTGAGCAGGGCTTTCCGGTCGCAGATATTGGAACGAACCTAGAGCAACTGGGCCTTGATCTTGAAAGGACAGATGCAAAATATTTACTAGCAGTAGAAAAAGTAATCAAAGAAAAGATTGCTGAGAGATACCCCACAATAAATCCGAAAAGAACGGATGGGGGTGTAAGGCTTCCTAATACTTTAGTTCCTTCGGGGACGGTCATCATTGATAAGTATGGCAACGGTGTGTTTAACAACGATCCCGCTGGAATGGTTACCTTGTTGCGGAATAACGTAGCTATCCCATTAACGGAAGATCAGGCGACTAACCCCAATACTAATAAGTCTTTCGTTATAGAAAAACAGGGGGACCAATACTTTGTTACCGACATCATGGTTCCTGTAAAGGGAGGCTTGATCTCGGCTAAGACTCCAATAAACAAGATCGGGGTTCACGAACCAGATTACGGTCCTGTTAAGACGAAGATCCGAAGACTTACTACTTTAAAGAACAGCATTGATTTAGAGGCTATCAATGATGTTAAGGTGGTAAGTCCGTTCCGAGCAGCAACTGGAAAGAAACCAGTTTCGGCAAAAGTGCCAGAGTTATTAAAAGATGCTAAAAATCTTCCTGCTCTCAAGAAGATCATAACCGCCACAGGAGTTAATCTTGATAAAGATTACGTCGATGCTGCGGCTATAACCATGAGCCTAGATCTGCAAGAGCAGATTTATAACGCAGCTAAAGAGGCTGGTTCACGATCTGAAGGAACAGTCCGTAACGACTTTAGATTGGAGGGCATCCCTATAAAAGTAGATGTTCCTACTATGGATGGGGACACATCACCCATAGTGCAGCTTGTGGATCGTGCCATTGTATTTAGAAAAATAAATGGGATAACTGTTCCTTTCTACCTTTCAACAGGGATGGCTGGAAAACCGAATGCGGGGAAGTGGGTTCCGTTTTTTGGACTTGGTGAAGAAAAAGGGTGGTTTAACAAAGGATCACAAGCAGACATAGATAATTTTTATGGAAGCCCTTTGCTACGACAAGCTTCCGAACTCCTTAATGAACAGATCGGAGATATCCGCGAGACTAATAAATTGGGGCAGATCTATGTTTCTTCTGAAGTCGCACCTCTAAGCTCTATGGGCAAGCTCCGTTCTACTATCGAAAGTAATTTAGGGATACCCCCTCTAGAGGTATACTCAGGCCCAAAAAGGAGAGACAAAAATATTGCCTCTGTTGTAGCTCGCATAGAAGGGAGCGCGGTTACTCAAGAACAAAGAGACGCAATCGCTATAAGAGATATCTACAATTCAAAGATATCGAAGCTTCCTGACACTGCACAGAATCAGGCAGACGCACTAGCGATTGCTACAGAGGAATACCGGAATAGTGGGTTAGTAAAGGAAAAGTCTATTTCAGAAATTATTGCTATAGCTAATGAAGCGGAATCAAAACTCCGCCCTTCAGTTAACATAGATTTAAAATCATCCGCCATAAAGAACGCTAAGTTTTTCAGCAAGGTTCAAGCCGAGAGAAAATCACAGGCTATCCGTGATGTGGCTTCGTTGCTTGAACCCGACACGGACATAACTAAGCGTCCAGACTTACACGACACAGAGAAACAAGCCGACAGAGGTTTCAACGCACCTAAAGTTCTAACTATCGAACCCCTCAGTGTTCCGAAGATAAGTAAATATACGGCTTCAAAAATTGATGACGTAGCTACGGCTATTAAATTAGATGAACGGCTCCGAAGAGATGTCAAAGAACTTCTCAATAACGAATATCACGGAGGGAAGAAAGTAACCAACGACTATTCATCTGAGCAAGTAGCTGTAGAACTGGTTTACTTCTTAGCTTCACAAGGTGGGACTAATAAACCAGCCGCTATCTTGGAGCAGAAACTTAGTAGTCGTAATCTAGATGTCATCAACCCTACATACAAATTAGGGCAGGACATGAAAAACGCACTCACTTTGCTGGGGGTAACTAGCCCCACACTGCAAGGAGCTTTAGATACAGATACCAACTTGTATAATCTGATTAAGGCAGAGCTACAACAGTTGGTTGGAAAAGACACATTGCTTTCGTATGGGGATGTAAAAACATTTTACACGCAAGTACGGGATCAAGCTCATGCCCACCGAAAAAGAGCGGTTAATGATGGTCGTTCTAGGAAACAAAGTCGCCGCAAAAACCTAAGAGAGATAGCAGAGCTAGGTCTACTAGATGACGATCCCGAATCTGTGATCGACTCTCTTGAAGAGATTGCAGAGTCAGGACATAAGCCCCTCAGACTTCTAGCTAAAACTCTACTCAAGAACAAAGAGCTTATTCGTTCTGTAAGATTTCTTATTGAGGGTTCCCCATCTTCTTATGCGGGGGTGTATTACGTCGATGGATTGGGGCAGAGGACGGTAATAGTTAACGTAGATAGAACTGGGAAAAGAGGTGTGGCAGATACTTTAATTCACGAGTATCTCCATGTGTTCACGCATGACATCTTCCAAACACCACCGGAATCTAGAACAGAAGCGCAGAACGAAGCGGTCGCGAACTTAGAGGAGCTGCTCCGTATTGCGAAACCTTTAGCAGAAAAATCAGGGAAGGGAAATCTGATATATGCGTCATCTAACATCGACGAGTTTCTGACACACATCCTCACTGATCCTGAGTTTCAATCATTCCTCAACCGTGTAATTCCTGCGAAGGGTAAACCCAACCTCTTGCAAAAAGCTATCAGAGCATTAGCTAAGTTGCTGGGGATCAGAACTAGCGAACTAAAGTCAGCTCTCCAAGACGCACTTGACCTGACCAAAAGAGCCTACACACCCCAGCCCGAAACTAAAGCAGCGTTCGCGAGTCAGGCTGCAGATAGGATTCACAAGTCTCAAGCTGATCTACACCAGATGGCGAAGGACATGGACATGGCAAACGATGCTGCCGTGAATGAAAAGCTTGAGCAGAGAGCAGAAGAGATTGTTGAGTTTGCTGGTGCTTATATTCCGAGTGAGCTGAATGTAGTTGTAGATAATGCAAGCCCAGAGATAGCAACTGTAGATAGTGCTACGGGGGCGCTTATACTCAACCCAAAACGAGCAGCTCTGTATCTAGCTAACCAAGGAGTATCGGGACTAGATGCCCAAAGGAGGAAACACGCTATTGGAATTATTTTAAATAAGGCAGTGGGTCAAGCGGCAGCAGATACGATGATATCTGATACTCAGTATGTTGACATAACTAAGGCAATGACTCAGTCAGAGCTGGAAGCTGAGATTAAAGAAGCATATCCACTCGACGAACAACAAGACGCATTCGATAGACTTAGGAGTGAAGACGGAAAGGTTGCTGCTACGGAGCGGTTTAATTTAGCTAAGAAAGCTATCGCCAGACATACCGAGTTAGCCACTACCGGAAGGACGACCAACCAACAGATGGCGTTCTTGCAGTCCAACCCATCCTTGATTCCGACCTTCATCACTTACATGAAGGCATTCCTCAGTAAGCTGACTTACCACAGGACACTGGATGATGTTTCTCCTGAGATGCGTAAGGCAGTTAACAACACGGTCAGGGAGATCAGGGGTTTGTCACTTAACTACAAGCCCGCTCCTAGTATTATGCACCACAATCCTCGCGATCCGTATGCGGTCATCGAGAAACTTATGGAGCAAGCCGTCGATGTTAATATGCTAGAGCCGACTGCTAAGACAGATACGGCTAGTTTACGAAATCGTTTAACAGAGCAGCAAGATTCAGACGCTGGTGTTTCGGGATCACAAGCTACTCAACCAGCAGGACAACCGACTCCACAACCCGCTACTGGATCTCAGTTCAGTAAAGATTCAAAGCTGCCTAACTTCCTCGATGAAGTTCAGATGCAGGAAAAATCAATTGGTAACTGGTTAGAGATTCTTGATGTCCCCCTCTTAGAGTTCAGCAAGGACTACGAGTTTACAAATAAGAATAAGGTAATGAAGTTCCTCTACAAAACTTTTGTTCGCTCCGCCGACAAGAGAGTTGTAAACTTCTACGACCAGAACAAAGCGTTTGTTCGCGAGACTAAAGGTCTTGTTGATACTCTTCAACAGAAACACAACAGGATCTTAAAAAAAGAAAACGAACGACTAAGTTCTATAACAGGAGAAGCGGATAACATTCCCGCCGAGTTAATCGCGAGAGCTTCGGGAACTACCGAAGGATCACAGCTAACGAGGAAGCAAGAGGATCTTGTTCAAGCATCGTATGAGCAAGACCTCGCCAAAGCTAATGCGCTCCCCACGGCTGATGAAAAGAACGCAGCCATCGACATAGCTGAAGCTTCTAAGAAGCAGATGACAATGGACTTCCGTGAAAGTAATAGGGAGAAGCAGTTCGCCCAGAGGGATAAAGCAATGGATGATCTGTTAAAGATCTCTCCTGATATGTATAACCTCGTTATTGAGATGCGTCAGCTCCAAGACCAGCTTTCAAAGAAAGCAATCGAGGTCTTTGGACCTACCATGAATCCCGAAGATTTGAACATGGCTTTTGATTTCAATCGGGGTCTGTATTTAACACGGTCTTACCGTATGTTTGAAGACCGTAACTTCTCTAAGCAAGTTAAAGAGTCTGATCAATATGCCGAAGTTCGCGAGCGAGCAGTCGCTTACTTTATGAAACAACTTCAGAATACGGAGGTTCAGAAGATAATGGAAGCGGATGGTTTAACCAAAGCTCAAGCGACCATAAAAGTGCAAGCCGAGGCCACTGCCAAGAACTCAAAGATGCAATCAAACGCAACAGCTATGATGAATGATTTCATCGATGGCTATTCTCAAGGGCAAGCGCGTAAGAAGTTCCTAACTTCCCAACGAGAAATGGGGCAACAGGATTTAGTGCTACAGGGTGCAGGGTTCAAGGACGGAGATCCACTTCAAAAGATTGTAGAGACCATCAATGAAAAGAAGGAGATCCCTCAAGAAATCCGAGAACTTCTTGGGGAGTTCCAAGAAGATACAGGGATTTATAATCTCAGCTATTCGTTGAATCACACGGCGAGTATGATTTCTAATCAGGCATTCTTTAATAAACTTAAAGCATTAGGGACGGGCGTTGATCCAGAAACTGGCAAGGTTGAGGGAACTCCTTGGATGGTTAGCCAAAAAGAATACTTAAAAAACAGAGATAAGTATCCAAACTGGGAACCAGTCCTAGTCGAAGGGACTAGTGATCTTAATCCATTAGCGGATATGTATGTCCCCAAAGAAGTAGCGTCTAATTTAGAGACTCTATTCGGGGGTAAGCAACCCGACATAACCGACCCACTCAACGAGATGGCGGAAGTGCAGGGCCTGATAATGCGTACAGTTAAAAAGATGGTTGGGCTTTCCCTAGTTTCTAAGACTCTAGGCTCCCCTGCTTTTTACATCCGAAACGTCATCGGCAATATGCTGTTCTTTGGGCCAATGCAGGGCTACCCATCGCACAGAGTGATGACAGATTTTGCTAAAGATGCTAGTGGTCTTTATACCAAGAACCCCGACTCGGTATTCTACCAAGTAATGGGGAATGAATTGAGCTTTGAATTGATAGAGCTTAGAAGCAGAAATGTTTACGGTGATGAGCTTGAAGTATCACAGATCCAAGAGCTTCTCACAGGACAAACCAGCTACGACAGTTTACAAAAAGATGTAGAAAAGGCAGCGGTCGCAGCCAACTTCCTCAAAGAAGCTAAGAAGAAGAGTGGAGCTGTTAAAATCCCTGACGAACACCTTGAAATACTCGCGAAGGCTGGAGTCAACGTAACTAAGGCAGGAACGCTACCTGTCAAAGCTGTCAAAGCTGCCACCAACTCGCTAATAAAGAAAGGTGGGTTGCTTGCATCAGCCTGTGATGGATTCTTCAAGATTGGTCTCTATGATTTTGAGATGCAGACATTGATCGAAGCTGCTCAACACGACATTGAAAATGGAAAACCGAATGGTAAGTATGGAAGACTCCTCGATGATGACGGGAATCCAAACAATACAATGAAGGACTTGGCTGCTGAGATCGTGAAAGACACGGCTCAATCCTACAGCAGAGCCTTGCCAGTTATCAAATCGTTTACGTCTAGCAACATATCAATTGCCCTCGCTCCTTATGTTAGATTCGCGGCTGATGTTCCACGAGTTTACATCAACGGACTTAAAAGGTCGATTGAGGAAATGGGGAGTGACAACCCCGCTATCAAAGCTAGGGGAAGGAAGCGTATATTCGGAGCCACAAGAACAACGGCTACTGCTGTTGCACTAGGCAAAGGAACTCAGATGCTCTTATGGGGTATGGACGATGAAGACGAGGACAAAGCATTCCGCGCTATGGTTCCGAAGTGGATGAGGAACGCGAGTATCTTTTTATACAAGGACTCGGATGGGGATACATGGTCAGCCGATCTGACTTACCTCAACCCATTTGCTATCGTTCAAGATCCAGCAATCAGGGCGGTTGAATCATTCCTAAGAGGTGAAGGAATCGGGACGGCTTCCACGAAATTTATTGGTCAGTTTTTGAGACCGTATGTTAGTGAGCAAATCCTGACAGGTGCAATACTCGATGCGATTGAAAACGAAGATCAATATGGAAGACCAATAAGACTCGCTGGCGATGACGACAAAATTATGAGAAGCATGAAGTATATCGGGGAGAAAGCGTTCTCTCCTCGCTCCCTCATGTCGGCTGATGCTGCTTACGATTCTTTCCTTTCCCAAGAAAAGACGGCTTCGTTCTTCGACTCGGCAGTTGGTCACCTCTTGAAATCGGTGTTACCACTCCGCTTTCACCAACAAGATTATACAGCGGGGGTTGGGCGTTATCTCTATAACCACACCGACGACTATCGTGATAACGATCAAGCGTTCAGATCAAAGATGACACAACTACCTGTTCTTCCTCCTAGTGAAGTGAGAGAAGCTTACGACAGATGGGTGAAAACCAGATTGTATCTGAACAATGACTTCAAACAAACTGTCCGAGGTTTTGAAAAGCTGGGTGTGTCGCGTAAAGATATCGAACGGCTGGCAAGGTCGAGGTCGGTTAGTAAAGAACGATTGAAGCAGAATCGATTAGGCTACATGGTGAGACCTACTCCAACAAAACCGTTACGAGAGCAACTAGAAGAAACCGTAAATGGGGCGACGAGACTCAAGAATCTTAAGGCATACTACACTCAAAAATATCCAGACGAACATATCAACATAGAGAAATGAACAAGAAAGAATTCAAACCTCACATGATGTATAACCCCAAGACGGGGAAGGGAACTAAAGCATCTACCTACGAACAACACCTAAAACTAAAGAAGATGGGATACGTACACGATAAACCAAAAGCTAAAAAGAAATCAGCTAAAAAGAAAACAGCTAAGAAGAAGAGTAAATCCTCCTTCACTGAAGCTGTTAACAAGCGGATGGGCGGGGGATACTAAACCCCCAAAGCGTCCTGCGCTTTTTTGGCTCGCTCTATTTTCTTTTTACAGAAGGGGTATTGTTCAGCGAGGGGTCTATCTTGACCTTCCCACTTGCCCCCTTTTTCGAGGCGCTTCTTATAGGTGGCACACATCTCTAGGTGGTGACCTTCGATGTCTTCGTCACTCGTAATCCTAGTCCCTGCATAATCCCCAACACCACCCATAGGTCCGTGGTAGATCTCTCGGTGAGCGACCGTGTGGTAGATGTCTGGTAAACCCAATAACCCGCACCCTTTAGTCTTGCTCTCCCCTTTACCTTTATAACTGGTGACCACCCAGAAGTAGTTACCAACCTTTGTCTTGAATACTATCTCATTCAGTTCCATCACGCTCCCTTTCTTGTCGGAACATTGCCTTCGCTAAGATGGCGTAGTTTATAATATCTTCACACGCATCATCCACCGTCTCACCTGAGACAGACAACTCACCATCGTTCGTGAACGTCTTGATCCGCTGAATTTTATCCATCACACGCATCATTATTCCGGTAACAGGATGCACGTTCAAGATCGTTGAGCATCGGAAATTCGCGAACACATCATCGGCTTCTTTGCCTCCGGTGTAATCACTATTCTTCTTCTCCATAATCGCCCGACATTTATCGGTAGTTTCTTGGTGGAGTTTTAGTAGTTGTTCTAAAGTCATAGGTCTGGTTTAAATAGAGATATAAAGATTACAAGGAGAGCAATCAATATAATTATGAGAGCTGACATCTCGTTATTCATTGAGACTCTCTAAATAGTTTGGTTAATGTAACAGCGGCATCTAGTCGCAACTTGCTTTCTCGGCTGGAAGCACCCTCAAATAAAAGAGAAACAGATTCGGGAGAGGGTCCAGTTATCTCTGGTCCTATGCGATCTTCCCCGTTGTAGTTCTTCCACAGCGTGTAAATCTTGACTGTTGTTGGGCATACATAATCTTCATCTTTCACTTCTCCTTGAAATAAGAATTTCATGTAGTTCGGTCTGGCGTGCCGTTGTAAAAGTTGGCACGCAAGGGGAAGGTCGTGATGGGTTTCGACTACTTTTCTAATTATGTTCATCGTCGAATACCCCGTTAGTAATTTTGTGGATGGTTTCCTCCACTTGTTTGTAGTGTCTCGGATCTAAACTTGTATCCCCAACCAAGGCTAAGATACTTCTTATAAATAGATCGAGATGCCTCTTCTGATTTGCCCTTACACATCGGATACTTGCGGCGGGGGCGAATGCAATAATGCTCCAACCTGATGGGTTCATTTGGTTATCATCGGGCCTAGCCTTGAGAGACAAAGTGTATTCATTAATGTCTATTACGGCTGCTGTTGTATTAGCTGGTTCTTTCATATATTAAAGTTGGTTCTTCCCCGTGTAATACGAAGAGGTAAGTTCCCCTACTTGGGAGTGGTGTATCTTATTCATGTTATTCATTTTACGGTTGATGGCTTTCATAACGTATTGCTCAATCGAGCCATTCGATATCATCACCTTTTGTAACGCATCAGACTTCGCCCCGTTCCGGTGAATCCGGCCAAGCACTTGACTGAATTCTTTGGCGTTGAAGCTCGGGCTTATCAAAGATAGGCGAGGTCGGTTTCCAATCGTGTCATGCAGGGAGATACCAGTCCCCCCAGTAGCGGCATTAACTACGATACAATTGGTTTCGTCTGATTGGAATTCCTCGACGATCTGATTACGGTCCTTCTGCTTCACAGTCCCGTCGATATACTGACAGTCAAGTAGAGCCGCCGTTTCCATCAGAGACTCGGTGAAGTTCATAAATATTACAACACTGTATCCTTCTTCGACTGCATCTTGAGCCATCGTCGCGATGTCTTTTACTTTGAGAGATTCGCATTCCTGCCTAGCCCTCAAGATCTTTACAAGGACACTCATCTCGTCTGACTCATCCAACCATTCAGCGGGGAGTCTCCCCTCTTCAATGTATTCTTTGACGCTCTCCGCTGTCATCTTGAGTTTCTTATACGACTTAACAATCTTAGCATTGTTGGTGAACTGGATCGGGTCTACCAGCACTCGATTGCCGCGAAAAGAATCGGGGAAGTCGGCAACAGTAAGACCGTGCGTGTTCTTCCCATACATTGTCCTCCTCAATTCTGATAAGGCGAACGTGGGGTCAGACATTTCGTAGCCCCCAAAATATCCCGCTTTAACTTTGAGGTATCTCATCCATTGAAACCAGTTGAGCTTATTCCCCCTAGCTTTGTCGTTGCTATGCAAGTTTAGCATATAGCCCAGAGGTCTCATCTCCATCGGAGATTCACAGGGGGTTCCACTCATGCCGTGGATACGGTAACCATAACGGGTCAGACCAATGAGGAGGTTCCCGTTCTGTGTCCACGGACCTTTCGCTTTATGTATCTCGTCGAACAGAACAAGGGTTCCCTTCGGCAACTTCCAATTGAAAGTTTTCTTACCCACCTTACTAACCCATTCGGATTTACCAGTGCGTAGTTTCTCAAGGTTCAAGATGAACAGGGGTTCAATGCCTGTCTCCTCCAACTCTGTCTCCCATGAAGGGAAGACTGCCTTGGGACAGACAACGGCAACACCAGTCACCTTGCCCTGATCCAACAGAGTCTTGGCAACTTGCGCTCCCACCACTGTCTTGCCTGTCCCCATGTGGGAACTGTCCAAGGTGTTACTGTCATCAACCAAGCAACTCACAAAGAAATCGTGTGCTGCTTTTTGCTTTGGGAATAATGTCTTCATGTCCCTAGCTCAGATGCTGCTGCCCATGTTTCGATCACGCCAAGTGAGTCCTTCAAAGTCTCATTGGCATCGAGGAATACCCACTCACCTTTTTCCTGCTCAAAGATGCACCATCTCTCTTCTGGTTCCAGTGAATCAGGGATGTTGTATTCTGGTTCGGGGCGATGGCTATCCTCTATCCTGTAGTTGTTGCTGTGACTGTCGATCACCTCATACAAACCTTTGCTAATCTTTCGTAGTAACATGGTTAGAGAGTCAGGGTTCGGGTTTCAGTATCAGCTTCGTCCCAGTTTTTTGGAGCCATGTATTCCTCTAACTCAATGAGGTGATCGATGGCTTTCAAGACTTCGATCTTTACTTTTAGATCCATAGGGTTCGTTGCAACCTTTGCTTTGATCCGGTGGAGCATCATCAATTCATCTCCTTCGGGTTCGGGTTTGTCGGGAGCTACCTCTGATGGCTGCTCATTAAGGAAGAACGCCATCTTCTGGCGGTATGTTTCCTTGCATCTTTTCTTGCGGAGTGTGAACTCCATCTTCGGGTCGAGAGAAGCGATGTAGTCGCTTCCATTCAATGTCACCTCACGGTGAACTGGTTTGTCTAGTTTTGTCATTATTCAGTTTTGTTATTCAGTTGAAGTTGAGTCCTCATTATGGACTAGGTGATTCAGTTGTCAATTCTTTTCTTCAATACCCATACGGTAGGTAGTCGTGGGGGTTTGCCCTCATATCATCTAGGTCGGTGAGATAGGGCTGACCATATTTGTCTTTGTCTTGGAAACAAGACTCGCAGAACAGGGCATCATGCTCGTCATGTTCATAGCCTTCGTCTCTCCAAGATTCAGTATCATCATCGGGGTAGTTCTCAACACCACATCGATGGCACTGCTCTATCTCAATCTCTTCTTCCTCCTCTTCAATGACGGGGTGATCGTATGTCGTGCAGACATGGAACATCCGGCAAAGAAATACGATGGCTAAAAACCAAGCCGCAAGTAATAGTAATGGAATCATTGGGTAAATTGAGCTTGGTATTCTTTGTCCTTATCCATCTCTTCGATGGCTGCTGCGGCTCGCTTGTCGAGCCACTCGTGATACTCCTCAATGTTTATCCATGTCGATTCTTCGGATTGGTTTTCAAGAGATTCATGGTAAGCGTCGAGGGCTTCCATGTATTCACA